AAAGTATTAACCTTTGGTGCAGCTAAGTATGACGAAGACAACTGGCGATACTTAGAAGATGCTCAGAATAGATACAGTGGCGGTGCACTTCGGCACATATTCTCACATCTGGATGGAGAGCTACAAGATCCAGAAACAAATTTGTCGCATATAGCTCATGCTATATGCTGTTTAATGTTTAAATTAGAGTTGGAGTTAGAAAATCATGGCGAGATTGAAACGACGAGTGAAGAAGAAAGACTACGAGGACTTGAGCGAAGCGAATGTGGCGAAGGTGATTCAGTTACTGTCACCGCCAGACAGCGCTACTATGAAAGCTCCTGCGGTTGGGTCGACGAAACCGATTAGTAAAAAAGAGGCGTGTGCAATATTAAAGATTGCATATAATACTACGCGACTAGAGAAGATAATCGAGGAATACCATGACACAAAGCAATATAGGAAGAGACGCAGAGAATCATTACGAGGAACTCTTCCAACAAGAGATGAGATTGCCGATACAATACAATCTCAACTTCGGGGAGACCCCATTACAGATACATCAAAGAGGCTTTATAGAAGTGTGCCCTTCCTGCGGAACATTATCAACAAAGTGGGAATCCCCAGCAGAGGGTCAAACGAACTTGAGCGATCAACCACAGCTGAGCTACCAGAGCAATGTCTTGCAGATGAGTTTAGAGTGGGGGATATAGTCTGGTCTGCAAAGTATCACTGCGTGGCAAAGGTAAAAGCAGAATATTCAAAAGAGTATTGCAACAGTAAAAAAGGTTTGCAGTACGTAGACTATGAAAACAAATACGGTAGCAAGTGTTATAGTATATTTGTAAACCAACCTTCCGAAGATTTCAACGAGGCAGGCTCAGGATTCTATGCCAATAGTCTTGCATATGATTTGGGAACACTTACTCATCTTATAGAGTATGGTGTGGATTTAGAAAATATATCTTGACAGATATCTTAAAATTCGATATAATAGTATTTCAAAAATTGAGGCATGTATGGAAATTTTATTTACTCCCGACCCAACATTGGTAAGCAAACTTAAAGATAACGTAGTACAATTCCCTACAGGAGATAATGTGGGCGATAGATTTTATCAACAGCAATTAAAAGCAACGGGCAACTGCCCTGGAAACCCTAACCCTAATAAGAGGACACGCAAAGTGGCTTGGTCAGACGAAAAGAAAGCAGAAGCAGTAGAAATGTATCAACAGCAAGACCCAACTTCAGAAACAAGTATGGAAATCGTAAAAGAAATTGCAGAAGAATTAGACGAATCAGCAAACGGTGTTCGCATGATTCTTACAAAAGCAGGAGTATATATCAAGAAAACTCCAGCAAAAGCCGCTTCTGGTGGTGGAGGTACAGCAACAACCCGAGTATCAAAAGCAGCAGCAATTGAAACTCTGACTGCCGCTATTACAGATATGGGCGGTAATGTTGACGAAGAGATTCTCTCTAAGCTAACAGGTAAAGCAGCAATGTACTTTACTTCTCTTTTGACGCCAAGTGGCGACTAGAAACACAAACAAGTCCTAGGGCGCAAGCCCTGGGCAATTTAAGTTCTTAGAGTACGTGGTGATTACCATAAAACTACTAAGGACTAATCGTGACAAAGGAAGAGCTTAAAAAGCTAGTAACAGAATACGGCGATGCAATAATAACGTATCGCAGTGAGAAATCCAAAAAACTAAAGTATAACGTCTGTACTTTAGACTTCTCGACTCCGTATATTCAACAGAAGAAAACAAGAACAAAAGAGACAAGTGGTGCTGTTTTGTTTTTCTGTTGGGATACGGATTCTTATCGTCTATTAAAACCTAACAGTGTGACAACGGTAGTAGCTTTAGCTTCAGTGCTAAAAAACGAACCGTATCCTAAGATTCACTAATGGACTTGCACAGCGCTCCTGAAGCGTACTCTCGTATCATACACTATGATACAGTAAAAGAGCAGCAAGTACGTCTAACTGTAAATACTTTTCGTGACATAGAATATATACATCTTCGTAAATACTATCTTGATTTTGATGAAGAATGGAAACCCTCACCAGAAGGAATAGCAATGCCTCTAGGCCTAAACAACTCAAGAGAAATGTTTTCTGGTTTGATAGAGATACTGTCTCTTGCTGAAAGCAAAGCAGTAATTGAGGAACACTTCTTAGATTTAATTCAAGAGTTGTATAAATAATTCTTGACAGAATCCTTAAAATCCCGTATAATACTCTTATAAAATGTAAAAGGAGTATGTATGAAAGATTTACTTGATAGTGCTTGCGATGCGTATTATACCGGCAAGCCTTTTCTGTCCGACGAAGAGTTTGATTTCTTAGCTGAAAAATATAATTATAACTCTGTAGGCCATCAGGTTACGGATGCAATTCCTCACGCCTATCAAATGTACTCCTTACAGAAGTGCTTTGACCTTGATAATGCCCCTCTTGATATTACTCTCTGCGACTATACTCCTAAACTAGATGGAGCAGCAGTGTCTTTACTATATGTAAATGGATACCTAGAACTATCTCTAACTCGTGGTGACGGTATACAAGGGCGAGATATAACTGATAAGATGCGTACTTTAGTTCCTTCTGAAATTATGGACAGGTCTCTTATACAAATAACAGGTGAAGTTGTTGCTCCAAGTAGTATTGCAAATTCTCGTAATTTCGCTGCGGGGTCGCTTGGCCTAAAAGATGTTGAAGAGTTTCAAACTCGTCCTTTATTGTTTGTTGCATACGACTCTACTCCCGAACGCTCAGAACAATACACAGATACTTTACGAAGATTAGAAGTTCAGGGATTTAATGTTGTAGACCGATTTGATTCTACAGACTATCCTACAGATGGAATGGTATTCCGTCTTTCGGATAATTCAGAATATCTACGTATGGGACACACCTCTAAGCATCCACGCGGGGCTTTTGCTCTGAAAGAACAGAAGACAGGAGTAGTTACAAAACTATTAGAAGTAAAGTGGCAAGTAGGGAAGAGTGGTGTTGTAAGCCCTGTCGCCATACTTGAACCTGTAGAGATTGGAGGAGCAGTAGTATCACGAGCAACTTTACATAACATCGACTACATTCGAGCACTTAACCTTCAACTTGAATGTCTAGTAGAAGTCATACGTTCTGGAGAAATTATACCCAGAATTGTAAGACGTGTTGACTAAAAATAGTTCTTGACATTTTACTCTTTTTTACGTATAATATACATTCAATTTCAGAGATACTTTATGCTTGATATTCTTACCCCAACCGAATGCCCTAGTTGTGACTATTCTTTAGAAAGCGTAAATAATATTCTGTATTGTCGCAACATCCTGTGCCCTGCACAGTCTACAAAAAAGATTGAGCACTTTGCAAAGACGCTCAAAATCAAAGGTCTCGGACCTGCTACAGTCAAAAAATTAGGAATCACAGAGATACATGAATTGTATTACCTAGAAGAGGACACGATAGCAGAGTTACTGGGATCAGAGAGATTGGCGAAAAAACTTTTTGCAGAATTAATAAACTCGCACGACGCACCCCTCAACCGACTTCTCCCCGCCTTTGGCATACCCCTTATTGGACAGACAGCTACAAACAAACTGGCATTTGTTTGTAAAAATTTGGAAGATATTGAGTATGACACTTGCATACAGGCAGGACTCGGCCCGAAAAGCTCCGCAAGTTTGTGTGACTTCATTCTGTATGAAAGCCATAATATAGCAAAGTTGCCTCATGATATGGTGTTTAAAGCACCCGCACAACTTACTTCTACTTCAGGAACAGTTTGTATCACAGGAAAGTTGAATAGCTATAAAACAAAAGCAGAAGCAACTAAAGTGTTAAACAGCCTTGGATATGAAGTAAAATCAACCGTAACAAAAGACGTTACTATTCTTGTCAATGAGAGTGGCATAGAATCTGCGAAAGTTAAGAAAGCTCGCGAGTCTGGCGTTACAATAATAACACAACTCTCAGATTTAACTGGAGAATAACCTATGGCTACTTTACCTAAGTGGACCGATGAGCGTACCAACACGCTGACTAACTTTGTTGGAAACGAGACTCCTGTCTCACAGGCAACAGTAGCAGAAGCTGCTGAAACTCTTGAAACTTCTACTCGTTCAGTTTCTAGCAAACTACGCAAAATGGGATTCGACGTAGCACTCGCCTCTAGTACAGCACAGCGAAGCTACACAGAAGAGCAAGAAGCTACTCTTGAAGCATTTGTAACAACTAACTCTGGCGAATACACTTATGCCCAAATTTCAGAGCACTTTGAAGGCGGTTCCTTCTCTCCTAAGTCTATTCAAGGCAAGATTCTCTCTATGGAACTGACTGGGCACGTAGCTCCAGCTCCTGCTAAAGAGTCTGTCCGTACCTATACCGACGCTGAAGAAATAACCTTCATCGGCATGGTAGCAGGCGGTAGCTTTGTAGAAGAGATTGCCGAAGCAATGGGACGCTCTGTAAATTCAGTACGAGGCAAAGCCCTTAGCTTGCTACGCGGTGGACAGATTGATGCAATTCCTCGTCAAGAGCACACCAAATCTACTACAGCAGCAGATCCATTTGCCGGTCTCGGTGACATCGGATCAATGACTGTAGAAGCTATCGCAGAAGAAATTGGTAAAACTTCTCGCGGTGTTAAAACTATGTTGACCCGTCGCGGTCTTACGGCTGCTGATTATGATGGTGCCGCAAAAGCAGCAAAAGCAGGTTAATATAGTTGAATATTGCAAGTGCGTTAATTAAGCAAGTTTTAGTGCTCCAAGACTTTGAGACTTGGAGCATGACGCACAAGCATTATTTACCACCAGAATATCATACTCTGTATTCAGTTATAGATAATCATTGTGAGAAGTATCATACGATACCCACAATCGAGGATCTTAAATTCGAGATTAGAGATGGCAGTACAAAAGAAAAGCTATATGCGCTAGAAGCTATTGAAGTTCAGGCTGACCCGTATATGCTCTTGCAGTATCTAAAAAATGAATATACACAACAAGAAATATTGTTGTCATTAGAAAACTTTGTTGAAAAGTCGATAGCGTTTGAAGATGCAGAGGAGTCAGTATCTCACCTGCATCAGATAATTTTAGACGTAGAGGCGAAAGTAGACTTAGAAGATCCGCAAGAGAGCATGCAACTTATTTCCTTGCATGAAAGTGATGAAGATATTGCAAAGTATGTTTCTCTAGGATTAAATGCTGAGTATGACTTCGATATCCAATTCTCTCCAAGAGACTTGGTAATGATTGGTGGCAAGAGAGGTTCGGGCAAGTCCATTGTCTGTGCCAATCTAGCCAACCATGTTTTTGACTCAGGCAAAAGCGCCCTTTACTTTACTATTGAAATGGATAGTAGGTCTATATTACAAAGGTGTTGTGCTGCTGCTACGGGTGTTCCTTTCTCTCGGCTTCGTACAAAGAATCTTAATATTGTAGAGTGGGAGAAGGTTGCTACGTGGTGGGCAGGACGATTTGTAAACGGGCAAGAGAAGCTCCAAGAGTACCGAGAAAATCGTGACTTTGATAAGTTTCACTATGAGTTAAAAACTAAATGTAAGATTATTCCAGACAGGAATATTGATGTGGTATACGACCCCTCCCTTACACTGGCAAAGATACGAGCGGAGCTTGATAAAAAAGTGAAAACGGGTAATGTTGGTATGATAATTGTAGATTACATCAACCAAGTTAAACGCTCGGCACTACCAAATAGAAGTGGACAATACGACTGGACAGAGCAGATAGAGGTCAGCAAAGCCTTGAAAGCTATGGCTCAGGAGTATGAAACAACCGTAGTTACACCTTACCAAACCGACGCAACAGGCGAAGCCCGCTTCGCAAAAGGCGTACTTGATGCGGCTGATGCAGCTTACACACTCGAAGCATGGACTCAGGAAGATAGATGCTTTACTCTTAATTGTGTAAAAATGCGGAATGCCGCTGAAAAGTCTTTTACTTCGACTATGGATTGGGAGACATTAAAAATAGGGCCGGACACTGCTATGACGCCCAAAGAGAAAGAGGACTCCTCCCACGTCACTGGTGAAGAAATAAATGATCTTTAAAAATATTTCTTGACTTCTTGACGTTAATTTAGTATAATATACTTTCAAATATAGAGGAGTATTCTTTTTTGGCAATTCAATACATGAGTTTACAATACAGTCCTTCAGGAAGAAAAAGAAAGAAAATAGCTACACACAAGACACAGCCCTATCGCAAACACTTTCAGCCACTTACAAGCTCTCCCGCGTATCGTAGAGATACAGTAGAGTATCCTTCTAAGGAAATTGACTGGCAGTCCGAAACTTTAGAGCTAATAGATACAACATATCGACAGGAAGTATCAGCAAAATACACTATAGCTCCTGCATACAACAAAGGTGCTTACCAAGTAATCAGCAAAGACAACGTGGAAGATATCGGAAAGTGAATGTAGAAGAACTGTTAATACAAAAAGGAATATATTATATACCAAAGGGAGCCGACTTCGAAGTTAGTTGTCTAAATCCTGACCACCCTGACCGTAATCCTAGCATGAGAATTGATAGGATTACGGGCATTTTTAACTGCTTCTCTTGTGAGTACAAGGGAAGCGTTTTTTCCTATTTTGGGGAAAAGCCAAACCACTTACAAATACGCAGAGAAAAACTAAAAAATACTATTAGACAAAAACTGGCAGAAAGTAGCGGTTTGGCTTTTCCCAAGAATAGCCTTATGTATAGTGGTAACTGGAGAAACATAAGACCAGAAACCTACAAAAGATTTGAAGCCTTTACTAATGCAGAACGAGAGTTTGCAGGAAGGGTAAACATTCCTGTAAAAGATATTACAGGCAAGACAGTATCATTTATAGGAAGGCATACAGGTGACGGAGTACCAAAATATCTTATAACCCCTGCGGGTGCGCAGATGCCTCTATACCCCGTAGTACAACCAAAGCATGGATGCGTAATTCTTGTAGAAGGCATCTTTGATATGTTAAATCTACACGACAAAGGACTTGATAATGCTATGTGCTGTTTTGGCACGAAGCAAGTCAACGAAGGAAAGCTTGCTGTGCTATCAATATCAGGAGTAAGTCAAATAGATATATTCTTCGATGGAGATGATGCAGGACAGACAGCAGCAGAAAGAGTAAAAGAGATGTGCGAAAGTATTGGACTTTCTTGCAGGAATGTACACATGAAGGGTACAGATCCTGGAGCACTTACAAATTCACAAGTTACTAAACTAAAGAGTAAATTATATGCCTAACGTCGCATTGATAGAGACGAAAATAAGTAATACAGATTTTAAACGAGACCTATTTGAAAGTAATATTGAGTTTGACCAGTTTCAGCTTTGTTCAGATCGTAACATAAAAAAAGTATTAAAAAGAGATGTGGACATAGAGTTCAATCCAGATGCTTACGAGTGGATAGTTCTTGTAGGAAGTGATGCACTAAAGTATTATACTTCCGCTACTTCAATCACAGAATATTCTGGCAAGTTACTTGACGACAAGTTTCTGCCTATAATCAATCCTTCCATGCTAGCATTTAAGCCAGAAGCTAGGCCTGCATGGGAGACTTCGAAAAGAAACATACTAGACTATATTTCAGGCGACTTGACAGACACTGTAGTACGTCCTGAACAGGCAATCGGAATACAAGACGCGGAGGTAGCAAATGAGTGGCTATGTCGTTGCATTAATTCTCGACCAAAATACGTTGCGCTCGACTCCGAGACAACTGGACTGTACCCACGTGACGGTCATATGCTTGGCATCTCTCTTTGTTATGAGAGGGATTATGGAGTTTATATTGATGTAGATTGTTTCAATGAAAGAACAGAAGCACTACTACAGACTTTATTTAACCAAACAATTATTGTATTTCACAATGCAAAGTTTGACATAGCGTTCTTTGAGTATCACTTTAACTTTAAGTTTCCACAGTTTGAAGATACGATGTTGCTACACTATCTTATAGATGAGAACCCAGGAACACACGGACTAAAACAACTTGCTATGAAGTGGACACCTTATGGCGACTATGAACAGCCAATGTATGAGTGGATGGCAGATTATCGCAAAAGAACAGGAACCTTAAAAAGTCAGTTTACTTGGGACACAATTCCTTTTGATGTTATGAAAACGTATGCCGCACTAGACGCAGTAGTAACCTTTCTAGTGTATGAAAAAGTAGTAAAGATTAAACAAAACAAACAGCTACAAAAAGTATATAACGAAATACTCATCCCTGGTACTCGATTCTTGCTCGATTGTCAGGATAATGGTGTGCCTTTTGACAGAAATAGACTTGTCAAGGCACAGGATCTTATGCAGGCAGAAATAGATAAGTCAGCACACGAGCTTTCTACTTTTACTGCTATTAAAGAATTCGAGAAAGTAAATGGAAAAGATTTTAATCCTAATAGTACAGTGCAGCTTCGTACTCTTTTGTTTGACTTCCTTGGTCTTACACCTACTGGGAAGAAAACAGGCACTGGGGCAGATAGTACCGATGCAGAAGTTTTGGCGGAACTCGCGGATCAATCCCCTGTTCCTAAACTCATCCTCAATTTACGACAAAACTCAAAAATTAAAAACACGTACCTCGATAAGATTATCCCGCAGCTTGACAGAGACTCTCGTCTGCGCACAGGATTTAATCTTCATGGTACTACTTCCGGCCGCTTGTCTTCTAGCGGTAAGCTTAATATGCAGCAGCTACCTAGGGATAATCCTATAGTTAAAGGCTGTATCAAAGCTACTCCAGGACATAAAATTGTTGCAATGGATTTAACAACCGCAGAAGTATATGTTGCGGCTGTTCTTGCGAGAGACGAAGCTCTCATGGACGTATTCCGTGCTGGCGGTAATTTTCACTCAAATATTGCAAAAAGAGTGTTTAAGCTACCTTGTGAAGCCGAAGAAGTAGCTACTCTGTATGCTAGTAAACGCCAAGCCGCTAAAGCAGTTACTTTTGGCATTATGTATGGTGCTGGCCCTGCAAAGATTAGTGAACAAGTAACAAAGGATGGCGGAGTATATTTTTCGAAGCAAGAAGCGGCAGAAGCTATTAATGACTACTTCAAAGAGTTTCACATGCTAAAAGCATGGATAGAAAACAATCAAAAATTTATTAAACAAAATGGTTTTGTGTACAGCTATTTTGGCAGAAAAAGGAGACTACCCAATGTCGAGTCTACAGATAAAGGCATCCAGAGTCATAGCGTTAGGTCTGGTCTTAATTTTTTGGTCCAGTCCTCCGCTTCTGATATTAATCTACTTGGTGCAATAGACATGAATGCCCACATTCAAAAGGGCGGATTTAAAGCAAGAATCTTTGCACTTGTACATGACTCAATATTAGCAGAGGTTCCTATTGACGAAGTAGATTATTATATAGAATCTCTACAAGATTTTATACAAAAAGATAGAGGCATTATGATTCCAGGGTGCCCTGTAGGATGTGACTTTGACGTTCACGATGATTACTCTCTAGGAAAGTTTGAGAAACAGTATGGTGATAACATATAAAAATATATCGAAAGTTTCCTTTCCCGTCTTTCATCTACCAAGCAGTAAGTGGATAAAGAGAGACGGGATACTTTTTCTTGACGAGAAAGTATTGGACGACAGAAATATGGCTGGAGAAACTCTTGGCATAAGAAGAATGCAAACACCCTTAAAAAACTTAGTGCCTATCAAGCGTTCTTATGACGATCTAAGAGAAATAATAAAGTCAAAACACAATATATTTATAGACTGTAAAGGAATACCTTTTATTTATATAAAGACTGACTTTGTAAAGTTAAAGTATTTACACATAAAACGACTGTTTAAGAAAACAACGCATTGCGTAATTTGGGTAAAAGATGGAAGATTTGTAACAAAAAGACCTCCAGACCCCACAATTAAATATGTGGGTGTATTACATCTAGAAGGCAGGCCGTGGCTTCTATATAACTACTCAGTAACACGCGGCAAAGACAGTAGAAGGAAAGTATAAATGGGTAAACGAGCAAAAAGTATAAACGGATCAGGACTAGACATATCAGAGATAGAACCTCTTACAAGAAATCAAGTAAGAGCTTTTGAGTCAACACAAAATTTAGTTCTCCACGGGGTCGCTGGGACAGGAAAGACTTTTGTAGGGTGCTATCTTGCTTATGATGATATGGCAAAAGGTGCATACGATAAGCTAGTAATTATTCGAAGTGCCGTTCCTACTAGAGATATTGGATTTTTGCCCGGCAATGAAAAAGAAAAAGCCTCTGTATATGAAGAACCATATAAAGATATTGCAATTGATGTGTTCAATCGCGGAGATGCATATCAAATACTTAAAACTAAAAACTTAGTAGAGTTTATGACTACTTCTTACATTCGAGGAATAACTCTAAGAGATGCTACCATTCTTATTGATGAGTGCCAGAACATGAGTTTTCATGAGCTTGATTCAGTAATAACTCGAATTGGTCAAAACTGTAGAGTTATATTCTCAGGAGACTTTCGGCAATCAGATCTAAAAAATAGTGGTATGCAGGACTTTCTACACATACTTAGACGCATGGATTGCTTTGACTTTATCGAGTTTGGAGTCGAAGACATTGTACGTAGTGACTTTGTTAAATCTTATATAATTGCAAAGAATGAGCTAGATGAAAGCAGTTCTTAGTAATCGCATCTACATGGACTGCACAGAGTCGTTGCAGCGAGACATAGATAGGGAGCTAACATACCTTATTCCGAATCGCAATCCTCTCGATCCTCCCACTGTCATTGCAAATATGGGGATTATTCGTAACGGTTTAATTTCCATGCCGATTGGCAGAATTGATTTAATTCCAAAAAACTACGAGATTGTAGACAAACGAGTAACTATCCCTGTAGACTTTCCAGAGTTTAAATATGATTTAAGAGCCAGCCAGAAGGATGTTTATGATGAAATTGAAGATAATGCAATTATTAATGCATGGGTTAGTTGGGGTAAAACTTTCACTGGATTAGCGATAGCATCAAAGCTCCGACAAAAAACATTAATCATAACTCACACTGTTCCTTTGAGAAATCAGTGGGCAAAGGAAGTAGAAAAAGTATTTGGAATTAAAGCAAGCATTATCGGTAGCGGTAGCTGGGATACTTCTGGGCCGATAGTAATAGGAAATACGCAAACTCTTTGTAGAAATACAGAGAAATTGAAGAAGCTATTTGGCACTGTAATACTTGATGAAATGCATCACGTAAGTAGTCCCACTTTTAGCAAGATTGTAGACAGTAGTCTTGCTAGATATAAAATAGGCTTATCAGGGACGATAGAAAGAAAAGATGGAAAGCATGTAGTCTTTCGAGATTATTTTGGCAATAAAGTATTTCAACCGCCAAAAGAAAACTACATGACTCCAAGTATACATATTATTAATTCTGAGATACGTTTTCAAGATGGCGCAAAAATACCTTGGGCAAACCGAGTAACAAATCTGACAAACAACGAAGAATATATACACACAGTCTCCATGCTGGCAGCGGCCTACGCCGCAAGAGGGCATAAAGTATTAGTGGTCAGTGACCGAGTTCAGTTTCTAAAAAACTGTGCAAAACTTACAGGGGACAAAGCAATATGTGTAACAGGAGAAGTTCCTCACGAACAAAGAGATGATCTTATTGCGGAAATACTTCATGGAGACAAGAATGTGCTCTATGGAACGCAAGCAATATTCTCAGAAGGAATTTCTGTAAACAGCTTGAGTTGCCTAATTCTGGGCACTCCAGTAAATAATGAGCCTTTGCTTACACAGCTAGTAGGCCGAGTAATTAGAGAAAGAGAAGGAAAATTAGATCCTGTTATTGTAGATATACACTTGAAGGGTAATACTGCTAGAAAACAAGCCTCCAATCGTGTAGGCTACTACATGAAACAGGGTTGGACAATGAAGTCCATCTAAAAAATACTTCTTGACAAAAATGATAAAATCGAGTATAATATATGTTACTTTTTGACTGGACTAAGGTCTACGACATTTCGGATGGCAACATCGAACAGTGCAATATGATTATGGAAATGATTATTAAAAAATCTTTGCCAAAGAATAATCACGACCCTATAGCGAAGTATAAAAGAATAAACTTTATTGGGAGCAACTTTTTAATTCACCCAGACGTTCTAATCTTTAATGCTTATAGATACCATCAAAGAGAACTCGCTGTATACTATGCTTTAGCAGCATTGCGTAGTTTGCGGGAATACACAACAGCAAAAAAACTAACGCTAGATACCGCATTTTGTCCTGTGGATCTAGAAACCATAACAGACAATAGACTACTTCGTATAGAGGAAGATTCAATTCACTTTATATATGAAGAAGTTAGACAGGAGAATATACACTAATGGCAATTTCATTTAATAAGCAAAAAGGTTCAGCACAAAAAGGTAACATCAGCAGCTTTCAATATCGTGATGGAGACAACGAGTTTCGTCTTGTTGGAGATATTCTAGCACGATATGTATACTGGATTAAAGGAGAGAACGAAAAAGACCTTCCTCTTGAGTGCCTTTCCTTTGACCGAAACGAAGAGCGTTTCAACAATCAAGAAAAAGACTGGGTTCGCGAATACTACCCTGACCTCAAGTGCGGCTGGAGCTATGCGACTCAATGCATTGCAAACGGTGAAGTAAAAGTTGTAAATCTGAAGAAAAAATTGTGGGAGCAAATTATTACTGCTGCAGAAGATTTAGGCGACCCTACTGACCCCGCAGAAGGTTGGGACGTAAAATTCAAGCGCGTAAAAACTGGGCCTCTGCCTTACAATGTAGAATATCAATTGCAGGTACTCAAGTGCAAGCATCGTGCTCTCTCAGGCTCAGAAATGGATTTAGTTGCTAATCTCAAATCTATGGATGATGTTATGCCTCGCCCTACTCCTGATGCTCAGAAAGAGTTGCTTGACCGTGTTCGCGGTGCTTCAGCACAGGATATGGATAAAGAACTCGAAGCTGAATT